CTACAAGGAAGAGACGATTCAAGAGCTTATGGAACGGTTCCCGTTTAAATCTCAAGACTCTATTAATGCTAAAATAAAAAGATTAAAAGCTAAAGATAAGATTGACGGCACCAAAGCCAAAGACGTTGTGAAACGTGCCTACACACAAAGGAGATAATAATGTTAGAAGGAACAGCCTGCCATGGTTGTAAATATTTGGTGCAGATTTCAGACGCTGTTTGGAAGAAAATGTTCCATGAGGGTAAACTTCCCACAACAGCTAACATAGAGCAGAAAATGGACTTCTGTGCAATGGCTGCTCGTTTTTTGAGATCTGCCATTATGGTCTGTTCAATCAAAGAAGGAAAAGCCGGTCAACTTGATTTGAGCTTTGCCAATAAAACGGAGACGGAATGGGACCCAACAAATATTATCAGTTCATAAACACTGTGGAGGTGGCAGAATTCGCCCCCACATCTTATCATTTTTATGGTATATTTGAAGGAACAATGGAGTATGGTGTCTATATCGAAAACCACGGTCTTGTTGCATTATCGGATCGTTTAGCTGAATTAGATAATGAGACTAGGAACGATATTGGAAACATAATCGAGGACAAGGTAGAAGAACTAAAGGAAGAGGAAAAGATATGAATTATGTACCTATTGTTGTAGAACAGTCGGAAAAGGGTGAACGAGCGTACGATTTGTATTCTCGTCTTTTGAAGGATAGGATTATTTTTATAGGCCGCCCATTCGCGGACGACCTGGCTAATTCTGTGGTAGCGCAGCTGTTGTATTTAGAATCAGAAGACGCCGAGACTGATATTAATATTTATATTAACAGTCCTGGTGGCTACATACATTCTGCATTGGCTATTTATAATACTATGGATTATGTGCAGCCTGATATTAGAACGATAGCGTTTGGATGTGCTGCAAGCGCAGCGACATTAATTTTGGCCGCAGGAACAAAAGGAAAAAGGACAGCTCTCCCTGACACTAAAATCATGTTACATCAAGGTAGGGCTGGAGCCCAGGGTCAGATCGCAGATATTGAAATTGCAGCGAAGGAATTAGTAAAGACACAAAAAAGATTGAATGAGATTTATTCAGAATTAACTGGGCAACCTACAAAAACAATAACAAGAGATTTAGATAGAGATTTTTGGATGACGCCCATTGATGCAGTGGAATATGGTTTAATTGATGAAGTAGCAGTTAATCGATAAGGAGGGCATAAATGTCTATTTACTTTCCCGAAGATGATATGAAAGTTATTACAGAGATGCATGAGAAAATGCTCTACCCAACTGTTCTCGTAGAAGGTGCGAAGGGCAGGGGCTCTGGCACGGTTGTATATTCCAGAGAGAATCCTAATGAGCCGGGAACTTATCTGAATTACGTTTTAACAAATCACCACGTTGTTGAATCGAATATTCAGACAGGGAAAGTTTGGAATCCACTGACTCAGCAGGAAGAAAAGAAAGACGTTTTCTCAACTGTTGATGTGTATTTTTACAAATATAAATATGAATCTAGAAATATCGGCAAGAATTCGGTTGAGGCCGATATTGTTGCTTATATGAAAGAAGAAGATCTTGCACTTTTAGAACTTCGTTCTATAGAAAAAATTAATAATATCGCAAAATTCTTTCCACTCGACGAGATTAGAAATCTCCGTCTCTTTATGAAGACCCACGCTGTGGGAGCTTCTCTTGGACACCAACCAGTTGCAACCGAAGGCCGCATCACTTGTATGAGTGATGAGATAGAGAATTACGTCTACTGGATGTCTTCCGCTCAGATTATTTTCGGAAACTCCGGTGGTTCTATGTATCTCGAAGTCGACGGAGATTATTGGTTTGTAGGTGTACCTTCCAGAGTCTCCGTTAATTTTATAGGCTGGTCTTCAAGCGCTGTTACACACATGGGATATTTCGTTCCTATTGATAGAGTATGTGAGTTCTTAGATCGAAATTTCTATGGGTTCGTTTATGATGACGGGCAAAGTAAAGATAAATGCGACGAAGATAGAGAAAGAGTTAAAAAGATAGCTAAGGCCCAACAAGACTTAAAGAGTTTGGAGGCCTAATGATAAAACCAAATCGGGGTGACTTAATATAATAAAAAACTGACTGTTTGATGCTATGCGTGTAACGCAGTCACCCCACATCTCAACTGGAGGTTTTAATGAAGAGAGTTGCGCTTGTTGTAGGACATAAGCCGTCTAGTAAGGGAGCTTACAACAAAACTTACGATATGTTTGAATTTGATTTTAATGACGAGCTGGTGAAAGAAGTCGAAAAAAAACTTACAGCTGGTTGGTTTGATAAGGTCGAGCCCGTTATAGTTTATAGGGATACCTTTAAGGGTCTTCCTGCTAAGATAGACGCCGAAAATCCAGATTTTATAATCAGCTTTCACTGCAACGCTTTTAACACCAAGGCTGGTGGAACTGAAGTTTTGTATTATCATTCGTCAAAAAAAGGTAAGAAAATGGCTGAGATATTACAAAAACATTTATTAAAACTTGGGTTTAAAGATAGGGGCGTTTTGGGAAGAACAGCAGAAGATAGGGGAGGATACCTCCTCAGATACACAAACGCTCCCTGTGTTATAGCGGAGCCGTTCTTTATCGATAACGACGATGAGTACACCGGTTTTGATGTTGACGATTTGGTAGAATATTATGTCGACGCTATCGAGGCTATCGCTAATGAACTTTAAAGTGTTTGCTTGTTTTGATGATGATGGAGATATAAGAGAAATTTGCTTGGATAAACGCGACTGTGATTTCACAGAAGAAGAGTATCCGTGCGACGAATTTATAATGAAGCTAATTCCCATAAAGAGAAAATTATCTGTTGATACTGGTGATTTTCGTAAGACAATAAAAACATTAGAGAAATCAAGCGAAGACTTTAATAGAAAAATGAATAAAGAAGTAAAGGAATTGGAAAAGAGTATAAAGAAATTTAAATTGAGGTAAGGACATGCGTTATATAGTTTTTGAAGGAGTGGATGGGTCTGGAAAGACCACGTTAGCTAAGATGCTTTATGATCGACTACCTAACCCTAAAGTTTTTACGAAGGAGCCAGGATCACCGCATTCAGATTTTTGTGTTGGTATTAGGAGTATGATTTTGGATGGCGCGGCCCAAGATATTTCAAAACACACTTATGCTTATCTGTTCGCAGCAGATAGGGAAGAGCACATGCGCAGAATAGTAAACCCCGCATTAGAGGCGGACAAGTGGGTAGTCAGCGATAGAAGTGTAATTAGCGATTTTGCTTATAGACCACATCACGGTAACCACGTTAGACGAAGACATTTGAAACAGTTTCATGACGCAAACCCAATTGTCTTTTATGTGGATATCGAGGATGATGTGGCGATAAGCCGGATGACCGCACGTGGCGAACTCAACGCGTTTGAAAAAGCACACGTGGTAGGTAAGATAGATAAGTTGCGGAGCGCTTATGAGAGCGTCGCTTTACCGAAAGCACCAACGTGGCACTATATAGACAACAATGACGCGCTTGAGAAGGCATTTTGGCACGTTGAGTCGGCTTTGGGAGACCACCATGAGATCTATTTGCAGAGATTATAAACTTACCTACACTGACGGCGGTCAGCCCACATGTAAGTTTTATGGAGACGGTGGGGCCTGTAGAAGACAAGATAAGTTCATGTGTTGGGATTATCTTTACTTTTATGAGGGCCGCAAGTATCTTCAGGAAATGGACCTGGAAAAACATATTTGGAGGATAGGAAAATGAGAGGAAAGAAGAAGAGTTATATTTATCTGGCAGGTAATATTTCCAGAGACAATCAAACTTATCTTTGGAGAGAAGAATTTACCAACCAGATGGGCAGGGAGATTATCAACGAAGACGTTGTCGTCGTTGACCCTTGTGCCAATAACTTTAATCAAGGTATTAGAGAGTTTGGTACTAGTGGTGTGGAATTTGTACAAGAGGCTGTAAAGAGATCACAGAAGATCTTGCGAGCCAAAGATTACCAACTAATTAAAATGTGTAATCTTATGGTGGTTAATCTTCACTTGGTTGATCCCGAAAAGCCGATGATCGGCACAATCCAAGAGTTGACTTGGGCATCCGATATCTTTTACATTCCCGTAATCGGTATTGTAGGAAAATCAGAAGAAAGGAACGATCTTGCTAAGGTTTATGTGAAACATCCATGGGTGGATGAATGTTGCTCGGCGAAGGTAGAGACTGTTGAAGAAGCTGTAAAGTTGGTTAAAGATTTCTTTTTGGATTACTAACTAAACGGAGGCAAGCGTGACTAAAATAAACACGAGTTATAGTTTTAACTGTGCCGTCTGCGATAAAGAGGTTGATTTTGAAGAACTCGAAAAAGGCGGCACTTTTACTGCGTACGATCTGCAATGTAGTGGGTGTTCACACAGCGGTTATATGTTTGCAGTATTCGTGCCGACATTGGAAGATTTGAAAAATTTAATAGCTAGATATAAAACTATAATGCAGACTGTAGATAAAATGGAGGAAAAATAAAATGTTATTGGAAAAAATTGACGCGGCAAAAAAATCGTTTACGTTACGATTTTCGGATTCAGATGTTGTATCTGTGCTGTTCGGAGCGGACAAGTGGGGATATAATGAGATGAGGGTCGAGGTAACCAAAAAAGAGCCAAACGTTGACCCTAACATGTCAGACACTTTGGTAGAGAAATTTATGATTTCTTATCATTGGAATCCAGAATTAGAAGAAACACCAGCTTTTGTTATGGACATGATGTCTCTTTTACACAAACTTGGTAAAGTTAAGGGCGAGTTAGAGGTAGAAGAGGTGGAAGAGGTGGTAGAAGAAGTAGTAGACGAAGAAACAGAGGAATAATTATGAACAGTTTAAATGCTATAGTAATGAGGTTAATGGATACGGACGAGTTTTTGAATATTTTTATTAAAGATGGTGGTATTATTGTAACTCCTGATAATTTAAGTCAGTTTTTGGTGCGAGGATTAATGACCGCAGTGTGTAACCAGTCGGCTATAATGACCTACCTTCTTGAAAAAGAAGGGCATCCAGGTCTACCCGGCACCACTGTCGTTGTAAGCGTTAAAGACGAAGACGAGCCTGAGGAGGTAACTTAATTGGCAGAGTATGAATCAAGAAACGAAACCGTTCGATATAGAGAGAAGTATCCTTATTCATACGATGAGAAAGATAGATATATAAAATACGATATAAACAACCCATCTTATGTTTCTTTTCGTAGGTATAGAACAGAGCCTCAAGAGGGCCACGATTCTTGTCATCCAAGCAACACCATACAACGTGTCCGCTTGGATTCTTACGATATGATAATAACAAAACCCCAGGCACAACCAAGATCGGACGGCGAAGGTGGTACTATACAATGTAGATAGGAGTTAATATGACGGACAAGGAAAAGATTGGGCTATTCGGCAAGGAGCTGGGTCTTATCAGGGACAGGCATATTAGGAACTTTGTAAAAGAAGTGTTTACACACATACCAGAACATGGATTCACCATCGCAGCCTCAACGACAGGCAAGTACCATTTGCCAGACGAGAATGAGCATTTGGGTAATGTTGTTCATGCTAAACGGGTTGTGAAATGGGTTTTGCTTATGGCGCGAGCATACGAAATTCTAGATCAATTAGATTTAGATATATTAGTGGCGTCTGCCATTATTCATGATTTAGGCAAAGCGGGATTTAAAGAAGAGGCCTCAATACACACCCTAAGCAACCACGCATCTCTTATGATGGAGCCTATTGATAAGGCGGCTGAAACTGTTGAATTGCAGGTCGAAATAAGAGATAAGATAAAAGGGTGTGTTTTCTACCACAATGGTGTGTGGACAGCGAAGAAAAACGCTAAGCCTAGAAATGAATTCACTGATTTAGAGTGGTGTTTACATATGGCTGACTATGCAACAAGTAAAATGAGGGACTTACTATGAGTAGAGACAAAGAATATAATCAGGCTCATAATAAAGGGATGAGCACAGACCAGCGGAGGAAATGGGTGAGAGATCAAGCTAGCAAGGAAGACTCAAAAAATCTTCCTTTTACTTTCTCTAAACCACCACGCCGCAGGGGCCGCACATGGGATGTTCCGTGTATGGAATGTGGAACGTCTATATCTATTAATAGAACCACAATTATAGGAGTGTGCCCCCACTGTAAGTTTTTTAATAGGTATAAAGATGGCGAACCCGTTGTAGAAATAGAGGAAAAGGATGAAGATAATGGTTAAATGGCATGTGTGGAGTGTTAACGTAAAACATCATAGAAAGATATTGCAATTTCTGAAGAATTTACCACAGGTTGTGGATACGCTTATTCCAATAATGGAAAAAGAATACATTGACAAACGAAGCTCTAAGAAAAGAGTAAAAGAGATTCCTCTGTATGGTAATTATATTTTTCTTAAATATAAGAACGATGGTGAGTTAGTTAATTTCTTAACCTCTAACCAGTTTTTTTACAGATATTTAGGAGAGTGTACTCCTGAAGAAGAAGATAGAATAGAGGAGTTTAAATACGTAAATTACCGTGAGTTTTTTAAAGAGGAAGACTTAGAGCCCGGCATGAAGGTCAAGTTAGTTAAAGATCCGTTTGCGGGTCTTATAGGCCGCATTAAGAGCGTCAGTGGTAAAAACGTATCCGTTCTGTTGGAGTTCTTCGGACAACCAGTTGAAGTTAAGTGTAAGTTGGATGATTTAAGAACCGAACTCTGGACCGCGAGCGAGGAATAATATGAAATATCAGCAGATGGAGTTTATTCGCACTAACTGTCTGATGCGAAAAGGATATAGGGTTCACGGTGATAGTTTAGATTCCATTTCAGCAGAAGACTGTATAAACGATGAGGATTTTGTATGGAATTTTGATATAGATAAAGAAGACTTAAAAGAATATTTAGACTCTCTCCTAGAATATTTGAATGAAGATGAGCGTAGAATAATATACTTGAAGTTCTATGAGGGCTTGACGTTTAGACAAATCAAAGAGGAGTTTTCTGTTAGTCATCAAATGATTCACAAGAAGTTTCACCGAGCTATAAAAAAACTACGAAAGTTAGTAAAGAAGTTAGACGCTTACAATAAACTAAACTTTGAAGAAGAGGAAGTTGACGAAAAGACTATAATTAAGGGGGTGGAGTAGTGTCTCAGGACAAAGACATAATTGTAAAAGATGCTAAAGAGAAACTCGGCCTTGAGTACGATGATGTCTTGAAGAAGAAGTGGAAGGTTACAGATGTTCCTGAGGACTATGACCAGCGATTGGGGAAAGATGGTAGAAAATTGAATCCTAAATCTCTAAAAAATTTGGTTCAGTATAAAACAAGAACCAAGAAACAAAAAGAGATAGCTTTAGCGCAGCTGAGGTTCAAGGAAGAAAAGAAAGAAGAAAAAGAGGTCGAGCTTCCAGCTAGCGCACACGAACATAAATTATTAAATAAATTAAAAGAAATATTACCAATCAATGATTTCTTTCACGAAGATGAAATACCTGTGTTTTTTCAGATCATAGATTTCTATTTGCAGGACTTTGACGAAGACGATCTAACAGCTAATGATATAGACGACCTGCTCACTATTGCTCAGACTCGTGTATTGGAAATACGATTATTGAAACATGGTAAAGCCAAACCAGCCGCACAATTAGATATATCCCAAGCAATCGAAAGATTGAGAAAGCAAACGGAAAAAGCTAAAGAAAATCTCCTTGTTAGAAGGAAGGACCGGCTGTCAGGTAAGGACGCTTCTAGTTTCACCATTGTTGATTTGGTAGCCTCTTATGAAAATGAACGAAAGCTAAGATTGAGCGAAGAGTTAGCTTTTATGCAAGCCGAAGAAGAAGAGGCACTGACCAAACACAACAAAGATGGAAACAGAACCGACCCTGACGCCAAGATATTAGAGCTAGATTTTAGCGACGAATAATTGCTTGAGGGTTACCCACCTTGTTAAAAAAAGAAGAGCGCATCCTTGTAGAAGGGATGGAATTAGTCGAACTTTATCGGCAAGACCCGGTACTGGCGGCTAAAGATTTATTGAACGTCGAATTAGCTCCCATTCAAAGAGTAGTTTTACGCGATATGTGGAAAAAAGGTTTTGTTATTTTAGTGGCCGGACGTGGCTGCGGCAAAACTTTTCTCTTAGCAGTTATTGCTGTGCTCAGCTGCCTGCTATATCCCTCATACCGCACCGGTCTGCTCGGTCCCGGTTTTCGTCAGGCCAAGCTCATCTTTCTTGAAATTGAAAGATTGTGGGATAGCTCTTCAATTTTCCGCCATGCTTGCCAAAAGAAACCGACGCGTGGGCCGGATAGTTGTTATGTGAAGTTCAAGGGAGCCGGTACCACAGGAAGTTTTATAGAGGCCCTTCCTCTCGGCACGGACGGTAGTAAGATTCGTGGTTCTCGTTTTTTTACAATATGTACTGACGAGTTCGCACAGGTGCCACCTAAGATTTTTAATACAGTTATTAAGCCAATGGCTGCAACATCAAGAAGCCCTATGGAAGCTGTGAAGGAACATAAGCGCCAGAGGAGGCTGTTGGAAATGGGTCTCGTTGACAAAATAGAACCAGCCGAAGCTAACAAACTTATAATGACATCTTCTGGTTATTATAAATTTAATCATATGTGGAAACGTATGAAGCTTTATTGGGATATGATGGATAAAGGCGATGAAAACTACGCTGTGTGGCAGGTACCAATTACGGATATGCCAGCTGGGTTTTTAAATTTAGACACTATTGAGGAATCTAGAGGCAGCATGACCGAGGCAGAATTTCTTACGGAATATATGGCTCAAATGGTGTCAGACAGCGATGGCCTTTTTAAAGCGTCGCTACTAGAGGATTGTTCTGTAGACACTGGTTTTAGTATCAAACTACGTGGTCATCGAGAGAAGAATTACATTCTCGGCATCGATGTGGCCTCTAAGCAGGACGCCTTTGCCGTGTGTGTTGTGGAGCTCGGTGAACCAAACAAAATAGTGAGCGCCATAGAGCGAATGAGATTATCATTTCCAGATATGGCTAGATTGATCTACAGTATATGTAAGGATTATAATGTTGTTAGAATTTTTATGGATAGATTCGGCGGCGGCGAAAGTTTAAAGGACATATTAGCTCTCGGTTTAGACGACAAGAGGCCAATACTAGATAGAGAAGACAAAGAGACCCTTATGAGGGAAGGTGATAGAATTCTAGAGCTTTGCACGCCATCAACCAATTGGATTTCAGATGCTAACTTTGGTACCAAAGCTTTAATGGAGCATAAAAATCTATTGTTTCCTCAACCACCGTTCGGTGTAAATGAAAAAGAAGCCGACTCATATGAGAATATAAAGAAAATGAAAACACAGGCAATGAGTATTGTGGTGCAGGAAAATCCC